AATGATAATGTATAATTAATTACTAAAGATTTATCTATATGATATTCTGTATTATAAACTCCCGAAATGTCATTCATGTATAATGTCTCGTAATAGGTTTTACTGTCATTTTTTTTTTGATAAAGTTGTATATGCTTGCCACACTCTGCATCGGACCCGATGCAATATGTTTGTGTGTCTGTATTGGTGTCTGCGGTCATGTCGCTACTTAAATAATCTGTTTTGTGTTTAATTAATTCGATGTAATCATTATTAATTTTTTCATATAAATTTAATGCTTCTATTGTTTCGTCACTATATTCAATATCTTTACTATATCCACTTCTCAAAATATTGCTTGATTTCTTTTTCGACTCTAGAAATTTTGTAGTACCAACCTCGTAATATGTATCTAAATATTTTGGTTCATTTAACAATGACACACTATTTCTAAAATATAAAGTATTATAAAGGGTGGGGTACGCAAAAAATAAAATCACTAATATTATTTGAATAACCAACAATAGATTAGTTATATTATTTGCTAATTTCAACTCTTTATTAATATATTTAACTAAATCTAAAAACAAACACGGAATATATATAATTATTAAATATATCAAATTAATGTAAGAAAATTTATCTATATTTTCTAATTTAGGTTCTAAATAGGGGTATAATATAGCTAAAAATACAATTACAATTAAAATTTGTATAATTAACTTACCAACATATTTAAAATGTTCTTCATTTGTTTTTCTAAATATTTGAATCTTATTCAAATATGGATTTACATTTTTATTATATGCATATATTGCTTTTATATACATAGGTAATGTCGTTATCCAATCAATAAATATATATATAAAACCTATTATAGTTATCATCAGCGTGAGTATTGTTACAATTTTAACATATATTTTACCTTCGTTTAAAGTATTATTTGGATAAATCATTAGTAATAGTGTTCCTAAAAATCCTAGCGTCCAAATATAATAAGAGAAAATTGTTTTATTGTTACCTTTCACTATTACATCATTTATATCAATATTGTAAAATAAAACACCAGATATAACATAAGATACGAATACACATGATTTAACTATAATGTTTTTAAAATTTTTTTTAAATACAAAAATACTCATAAATGCTATACAAACCACCATAAAAAAAAATGAACTTATAAAGGAAACGGATCCTGAAACCACCAAGGCATATAATATAGTTAGTACTCCTATAAAAAGTATTATATTTAAAAGCATCATTTTATATTATTATAAGATTTATAAATTATAAAGTTTCTAGTGTAGTTTTTTTACCATGACAATTTCTACATAAAGCTACCAAATTTGTAACATGATTAGAACCACCTCTATCTAATCTTATAATATGATCTACTTCATACCATGCATCTAACTGTGCGTCACAATGCTTGCATTTCCAATTTTGTTGTGCTGCTATATATTTTTTTTTTGTTCCACTAACACTTCTTGTATTACTATTCGTAGTTCCCGAATTTTGCATACGTTTAAATTGTGGTGTAACATTTACATTAGACATCAATTTCTCTTTGTCGATCATCGATAATAAAGGAGTTAACATATCAGCAGAATCTTTATTTATTGGTAAATTTTTTATCATACCATTCATATGTGAAAGCGTACTATAACTTTGTTCTGGATGTTTTTTTGTAAATAAATAAATTGATAATCCAAAAAAAAGTATTACACTTATTTTATAATACTTTTTATAAAATTTAAACTTTTTAGAATATTTACCATCATAGTAGGTGTCCGCTACTAAAAAACCTACTAATCCCATCAATACCAGGTCCCGTTTCATTATATATATAACCGTATGTTATTTTTAGACACAAATAGAATATTGAAAATATGACTTTTTTTATGATATACGATATATTTTTTGTTTTATTGTTTTCGTTCATTTCGTTCATTTCATTCATTTCATTGATTTGACTCACTTCATTTGTTTGACTCATTTCGTTGACTTTATATATTTCATTCAATCTTGTATAAGAATAATTTTTTCTAGAAACATCAATTAATACAAATTGACCCCAATCTTCCATCGTTTTAAACTATATTCAATATAATAAATTAGTTTCAATTAATTAAATAATTGAATAAATATAAATATTTGTGGTTTAATAATAAGTATGTCATATAAGCTTGTTATTGTAGAATCACCTGCAAAATGCAAGAAAATCGAAAGTTATTTAGGTTCAGGTTATAAATGCATAGCAAGTTACGGACATATTCGTAATCTTGCCACCGAAAATGGATTGAAATGTATAGATGTTGACGATAATTATAATCCTACATTTTCGGTTTTAAAAGAAAAACAAGCACATATTTCTAAAATGAATGCAGAAATAAAAAAAGCTAGCGAGGTTATTCTTGCAACGGACGACGATCGTGAGGGTGAAGGCATAGCGTGGCATATATGTAAATTGTTTAGTCTTCCTGTAGAGACTACTAAACGTATTATATTTCATGAAATAACTAAAACTGCTATACAAAATGCAATTAATAATTGCGGAACAATTAATATTAATTTAGTAAATGCTCAGCAAACAAGACAAATTCTAGATTTGCTTGTTGGCTATACCATTAGTCCTATTTTGTGGGAGAATATTCACAGGAATTCAAAAACAGGATTAAGTGCCGGTCGGTGTCAAACACCCGCGCTGAGACTAGTGTACGACAACCAAAAAGATATTGATGCGTCTCCCGGAAAAAAAGTATATAATACCGTCGGATATTTTACTAAAATAAATATTCAATTTACTCTTAATTATTGTTATGATAATGAATCGATCGTGGAAAATTTCTTAGAAGAAAACGTTAATCATGACCATATATATAATTGTTTAAATCCTAAAATTACAACCAAAAATCCACCAACACCCTTTACTACATGTTCTTTACAGCAAAGTGCAAGTAGCAATTTAAATAATTCACCCAAAACAACTATGCAACTATGTCAAAAGCTTTATGAAGCCGGGTTAATTACTTATATGCGAACTGATAGTAAAACATATTCACAGGAATTTATAGATAAAACTAAAAACTATATACAAAACAACTACGGCGAAGAATATTTAAATAAAAATATTAATAAATTAAGCGAACGTTCCGAAAAAAAAAACAAAAAAACAAAGAAATCTAAGGAAACCGAACCCATTGAAGCACAAGAAGCACATGAAGCTATACGTCCCACAAACATAGAAATTATTGATGCTCCCGATACAATGGAATCACGCGATAAAAGATTATATAAATTAATTTGGAAAAACACGTTGGAAAGTTGTATGGAGTCAGCTAAATACAATTCTGTAACAGCAACCATAACGACACCTCACGAACATTTATATAAAAACACCGAAGAACTAGTAATTTTCCCAGGATGGAAAATTGTCGCAGGATACGAAAAAGAAAATAGTGTATATGCTTACATGATTTCTCTTAAAAATAACTCAATAGTGAATTACAACAAAATTACATCAAAAGTAACAATGAAAGATCTTAAATCACATTATAATGAAGCTAAACTTATACAAATCCTAGAAGAAAAAGGTATAGGTAGACCTTCAACCTTTGCTACTTTGTTAGAAAGAATATTGGAACGCGAATACGTAAAAAAACAAGACGTTAAAGGAAAAAAAATAACCTGTTTAGATTTTGAGTTAAATGATGATACAATTGAAGAGATTTCACACGAAAAAGAATTTGGTAATGAAAAAAATCGTATTGTAATACAACCAATAGGACATATGGTTATAGAGTTTTTAATAAGTCATTTTCAACAAATATTCAATTATGATTATACAAAAAATATGGAAGACGAATTGGATATAATAGCAAAAGGTAATAAAATATGGCACGAATCGTGTGATAAATGTTATAAAGAATTAATCAAAACAATTGAAACTATTCCAAAAAAAAATAAGTTATCTATTTCAATTGATGAATTCCACACATTTATAATAGGAAAAAATGGCCCTGTTATTAAATGTACTATTGACGGTAAGGTTACATTTAAAAATGTTAAAAAAGATATTGATATAGATAACTTGAAAAAAGGAACTATTGTACTGGGAGATATTATTGAACAATACGTTAAAACCGACTCTATAGGAAAATATAAAGACATGGATGTATTTCTAAAAAAGGGTAAATTTGGACTTTATTTAACATGGGGAGAGAATAAAAAATCTATTCAATCTAATATAGATGAAGAAAATTTTACGATTGATAATGCTATACAAATCATTGAAAAATTAAATGAAAATATTATTAGAGAAATTAATAATGATTCTTCTATAAGAAACGGTAAATATGGCCCATATTTATATTATAAAACTGCTTCAATGAATAAACCGAAGTTTATAAAACTAAAAGATTTTAAAAATGATTATAAAACATGCGACCTCAAAATACTTGAGGAATATATAAAAAAATATTAGTTATATATAACAATGACTATTAAAATGAATACGGCACAACTTGTAATGATAATGGTAATAGTATATATTTCATATAGATATATGAATAGTGATTGGGCTAATTTAAAATGTATCATAGCAGATAAGAACGGAAAACGTTATTGTGTACGTGATCGTAATAATATGGATGATGCAGCAAACTTATTGGCCAACGTGGTTGAAATAATGAAAAAAATAGTTAATTATGTTGGTCGAAAATATCCAGACGATGAACGCGTTATACGTTTAGTTAAAGGTTTTAATCCAGAAAAAATATCTGAAACACTACCAACAAGCGAATATACCGCTTACAGCGAAAATAAGGGCGAAAAAATTGCTTTCTGTCTAAATAAAAAAAGTA